GTATTAGAAGCTATCAGAGAATATCTACGTGGATATCAACCAAAGATTTTATTATTTGGCAGTAAAGGTGAAAGCAGAACTAAATTATATAAAAGTTTAATTAACAGATTTGCTAAAACTGTGGGATACAAGCAATTTGACACAAGTAAATTAAGTCCAGAATCATTAGAAAGAATATCAGGATCAGGTGCTGGCGATTTATTAGTTCTAAGAAAGACTTATGTATGAGAGCCAGTGAATTTATAAAAGAATCCATGATTAAAATTGGTGCGCCAAGCCAAAAAGCATTAGCGTGGATAGATAAGGTGTACGGATTATATCCACATACATTCCAAAACAATCATGTCATGGTTTGGGGCGAAGGTAAAGATCAACAATTTGCTATGTTTGAATTAGTTCCTAGCATGAGTAAGAAGGATGCGGTAGAAGTTAAATGGTTTCAAGCATATCCACTAAGGCAAGGTGTTGGTAGTCGTGCTATGGCAGAACTACAAAGATTAGCTAAAGAAGATGGCATTGCATTAACACTTTATCCTTGGGATAAAGGTCAAGTTAGCCAAGCTAAGTTAATGAAGTTTTACAAGGGTCACGGGTTCAAACCTACTAGCAAGGGTTCTAAAAATATGTATTGGGAACCCGAACAAATAAATGAATCTAGTTCTATTACTTTAAGTCAATTATACGATGGTAACTTCCCTGATCGTGATGAAATATTTTGGGATTATGTTTCTAACTCAGAGTTGAATAAACCTTTATCTATTCAAACAATGCCAAAGCATAAATTATTAATTACGTTGCTTAGCCAATATCGGGTAGAACACATCGATGAAATAACTGATATGTTAGACGATGAACAGCAAGAGATAATTCAAAAATATATGAATGATCCTAATTTATCAAATAATGTAATTGTAGTTTCAAATGATAGGATTATTGATGGCAATCATAGGGCATTATCTGCCGCACTAAGTGAGCGACCAATCCGCTTCGTTGATCTGTCAGATTTGGACTAACCAAAATAATTGCTTAATTTGTACATCTATGCTATCATACATAGATGATCAAATTGCTATTTCCTTTACCCAAAAATGTTGTCGTTGCGTTTAGCGGCGGTGTGGATAGTGTAGCCGTTGCAGATTTTTTACGCAGAAAACACAATGTCACATTAGCGTTTTTTCATCATGGAACCCAAACAAGTAATTTGGCTCATGAATTTGTTGTAAATTTTGCAACAAAAAAGCAATTACCATTAGTTGTTGGTCATTTAACAAACGAAATTTCGGGTAAGGTAAGTAATCAAGAGTTTTGGCGTGACGAACGTTATAAGTTTTTGGAATCATTTAAAGATCCGGTTATTACCGCGCATCATTTGGATGACTGCGTAGAAACATATATTTGGTCATGTATGCATGGTAATCCAAAGATTATCCCAGCACAGCGTAATAATGTATTAAGACCGTTCTTAACTACAAGTAAGGCTGATTTAATTGATTGGGCAGAACGACATGATTGTAGCTGGATTGAAGATCAATCTAATACTGATACCAAATATATTCGCAATTATATCAGACATGAACTAATGCCACATGCATTGCATGTTAATCCAGGTTTACCAAAATTAGTCAAAAAACTAATCGTGGATAAACAAAAACTTGCAAATCAAGAAATACATATTGTATAATATTATAAAGGAGATTATATGTCACAATCACGAGTATTCACAACTGAGCAAAAAGCAAAACTAACGCAATTAGTAAACGAGGGTATGGCAGTTTTAATGGAAGTAGAAACCCTGAACGAAGGACTAAACGACACTATCAAAGCTATCGCAGAAGAGTTAGAAGTAAAACCTAGTATTCTAAAAAAGGCAATTAAAGTTGCCCATAAATCAAAATTGGGCGAAACAAATGCTGAAAATGAAGAATTAAACACTATCCTTGAGACTGTAGGTAAAACACTTTGATTTATATCTTGCTAACAATAATTGGTTATTGGATAGCTACAGGTACAGTAGTTGCAATGTTAATGGTTTCTGGTTTATATTTCGCTAGAGGTTGCGAATGGTTAGTAGATAGTCTTTTAAGGAAAAATAAAAATATTCATGAGTTACGTTGACGCAATACATGACCGAGATAGTGATAAAATTTATGTAGTAGAACGTACTACTGAAGGTAAACGCACTTATAAAGAATATCCTGCAAACTATGTGTTTTATTACAGCGATCCCAAAGGCAAGTACCGCAGTATATACGGCGATCCGGTTAGTAGATTCAGTACTCGCAAACGTAGCGAGTTCGAAAAAGAACGCAGGATTCATTCAGGTAAAAAACTTTTCGAAAGCGATATCAATGTAATCTTTAGGTGCCTAAGCGAAAATTATTTAGGAATTGATCCACCTAAACTTCACACATGTTTCTTCGATATTGAAGTTGACTTTGACCCTGAAAAAGGTTTCAGTCCGACAAGTGATCCGTTCAATCCGGTCACAGCCATTTCATTATATTTGGATTGGATGGATCAGTTAGTTACTCTATGCATTGCTCCTAGGCATATGAGTTCCGAAACCGCAAATGAAATTTCTCAAAAATTTGAAAATACTTTATTATTCACTTCAGAAAAAGAGATGTTTGAAACGTTCTTTCAACTGATTGAAGATGCGGATGTGTTGACTGGATGGAATTCAGAGGGATACGATATTCCATATATGGTAAATCGTGTTACTAGGGTAATGAGTAAAGATGATACACGAAAGTTTTGTCTATTGGGTCAGCTCCCTAAACCAAGAACATATGAACGTTTCGGTAAGGAAGAACAAACTTATGATTTGATTGGAAGAATCCACATGGACTATTTGCAATTGTATAAAAAATACAATTACGAAAGCCGACATAGTTATAAGTTAGATTTCATCGGGGAAATGGAAGTCGGTGAAAACAAAACGCAATACGAAGGTACTCTTGATCAATTGTACAATAAAGATTGGGAAAAATTTTTAGAATACAATAGGCAAGATACTATGCTATTGGTCAAGATTCATAATAAATTAAAGTTTTTAGATTTAGCCAATGCGCTTGCACATGAAAACACTGTACTCTTACCGACGGTTATGGGATCAGTGGCAATGATTGAGCAAGCAATTTTTAATGAAGCCCACGAACGTGGATTAGTAGTTCCTGATAAATCAAGAAAGGATAATGATGATGAACAACAAGCGGCAGGTGCCTATGTTGCTACGCCGAAAAGGGGAATGCATGAATATGTCGGAGCAGTCGATATCAACTCGCTCTATCCCAGCGTTATTCGTGCCCTTAACATGGCTCCAGAAACAATTGTCGGCCAAGTCAGACAAACACTCACTGACCACTACATGCGAGAAAAAGGATTAAAGCTTGCATTAGAAAAAAAACGTAGAAAGAATGAAGACGAAGCAGTGACGGGCAGTGTTCTTTGGGAAGGGCTCTTTAGCGCATTAGAGTATACTGCGATAATGAATCAAGAACGAGGAACTATCCTTACTGTCGATTTTGAAGATGGACGTAGCGTAGAAATGAGTGCTGCTGAGATATGGAAAATGATTTTCGATAGTCATAAACCATGGATTCTCAGTGCAAATGGAACCATTTTTACATACGAACAAGAAGGCGTTATCCCAGGTCTACTGACTCGCTGGTACAGCGACCGAAAAGAAATGCAGAAGAAACTAAAAGAATCAACAACAGACTATGACAAAGAATACTGGGATAAACGTCAATTGGTCAGAAAGATTCTGCTCAACTCTGCATATGGTGCTCTGCTCAACGAGCATTGTCGTTTTTACGATAAACGCATAGGACAAAGTGTTACATTATGCGGCAGACAAATCACTAAGCATATGATGAGTCAAATCAATGAATGTATTTCGGGAACATACAATCACGACGGTGACGCAATTGTGTATGGTGATACTGACTCGTGTTATTTTAGTGCCTATCCTATTCTAAAATCAGAAATAGAAAAGGGTGAAGTTCAATGGGATAAAGACCTTTGTATTTCTCTTTACGATAACATCGCTGACCAAGTGAATGATAGTTTCCCTGCATTTATGGAACGTGCGTTTCATGCACCTAGAAAGAACGGGACTATCATCAAAGCAGGTCGAGAACTGATCGGTGAACGCAGTATTTTCATTACTAAAAAACGGTATGCCATTAACATTTATGACAAAGAGGGTAAGCGTAAAGACATAAATGGTAAAACTGGTCAGATTAAGGCTATGGGACTTGATTTGAAACGTGCGGATACCCCAAAATACGTACAAGAATTTTTAATGAGTGTTTTGGAACGAGTACTAGATGGTGCAGGTCGTGATGAAGTAGTAAAAATGGTAAAAGAGTTCAAGAACTATTTAAGCGAAAAAGAAAGCTGGACTAAAGGTAGCCCGAAGTCTGTGAACAACCTTACAATGTATGGTGATAAAGAAAAAGATCAAGGTAAAACAAATATGCCCGGTCACGTTAGAGCCGCATTAAATTGGAATAAACTGCGCCAGGCAAACAGTGATAACTATAGTCAAAAAATTGTAGATGGTATGAAAATTGTTGTTTGCAAACTAAAAGATAACCCATTAAATTTTACTAGTATTGCATATCCAACTGATGAACTTAGGTTACCGAAATGGTTTATCGAATTACCATTTGATGACGCTGCTATGGAAAAAACACTAGTAGATGAAAAAATTGATAACTTACTGGGAGTTTTGAATTGGAACATTCAGGAAAGCACCAATACGAACTCTACACTAAGCACATTCATTAAGTTTGGGTAAATGTGTTTTGCTTTTTGCAATAAAATCCATTATTATACGCACAGACTGTATTTAAATAACTTAACATAAAGGACATTCATGAAAGACATTCTAAACGATATTCTTAAAAATATAACCGTATCAGACACTATTTCTGTAATCAAAGTGGTGGGGACTGATAAAGAAACTACAATTACTACGGTCTCTGAAGATCAAAATATTATTATCACTGGAAAACTAAAAAATCCACATCCGGAATTCATAGGAACGTTTGGTATGCCAAACTTACCTAAACTAAAAACAATTCTAAGTTTTGATGAATATGACGAAAAGGCCAAAATTAATGTGTCATACAAAACTGACGGTACTGATTCTATACCTGAGGGCATTCACTTTGAAAGTGCTAACGGTGACTTTGTTAACGACTATCGTTTTATGCTAGCAGATATCGTTGGACAAAAAATACGTCACTTTGTTATAACAACTCCTGCTTGGCATGCAGACTTTGAACCTAGCGTAGCAAGCATTCTTCGTTTGAAAAAACAAGCATCAGCTAACAGTGAATTAGACAAATTCAAGATGGTTTCTGAAAACGGAGATTTAAAAATTTACTTTGGTGATCCTGCTACTCACAGTGGTAACTTTGTTTTTCAGCCTAACGTTCCCGGAGTAACAACTGCATGGAAGTGGCCCGTCAAAGAAATAATTAATGTCTTAAGTTTGGCTGGCGACAAGACAATGAAGATTAGCAATCAAGGTGCAGTTGAAATTACAGTAGATACTGGTTTGATTCTTTATCAATATTATTTCCCTGCACATACAAAATGATTAAAGTAAACTCTTCTTCCCCTGAAATTGTTTTTTTAACTGATAGCGAATTTAATCAGCCATCGTGTTCTGGTGCCGTTCAATGGAACGGCACATATAAAAGACTTGAGGTAAGCAACGGAACTACTTGGGTACCAATCGATAATACTTTATCATTACATTTAAGCCCTGATGTAAAAACATTACTAGAATGGGCAAAGAAAAAAATGATCGAAGAAAAAGAAATTGAAGAATTAGCTAAAACTAATTCTGCAATTTCTGATTTAGTAACTCAGATCAAAGAAAAGAAAAGTCAACTTGAGATGGTTAAAACATTGATTAAAAGAGATAACAATTATCCACAAAATGTACAAATGCAAGCACCATAATGGAAAAAGATAATCTAACACAAAAGCAAAATCCTGACTGGGCGTTGTTCTTACCCGCACTCAGCACATTTTACATTACTGGGTTGGGCAAACAACGTAAAGGTGAAAACTATTTTCCTCCTGAACGTATACCACAAGGTATTCCCGATCTTGAAGCATTGAATTTTTTAAATAGTCAAAAGTCCTTATTCCCATACAAATGGGCTTTGTATAGTGCTGGTCATGCAGAGCTAAATCCTAAAAAACAAAACAACAGTGAAAGTATTGTTTATGAAAGAGAAGAAGGTACTTTCTTATTGGGTGATAGTGGAGGATTTCAAATTTTAAAAGGTCAATGGCCAGCAGATTGGAAAGATCCCAATTGTCCTAAAGCTTTAGAAAAAAGAAAAGCAGTATTAGTTTGGATGGACACGTATATGGATTATGGTATGTGTCTAGATGTACCTAGTCAAAGCTTCCTGAATAAGGCTGCTATTCCGTTACATGGGATACACAATATTCAAGACGCCATAAAGGCCACTCATATTAATAATGAATATTTTATTAATAATAGATCCGGAAAATGTAAATTTTTAAACGTACTACAGGGTACTACTCATACCGAAAGTTATGAGTGGTATGAAGAAATGAAAAAGTACTGTGATCCTAATGTTTATCCGGACAAACATTTCAATGGTTGGGCATTTGGTGGTCAAACTAAAATTGACATTCAGCTAACGTTAACTAGAATGATCGATATCATATATGATGGTCTTTTGCAAGAAGGTAAACATGATCTAATTCACTGTTTGGGGGTGAGTATATTAGAATATGCAGTATTATTCAGTGATATACAGAAAGCTATTAGAAAACATCATAATCCAAAATTACAAATAACGTTCGATTGTGCCAGCCCTTTTTTCAGCGCAGCTAAAGGGTTAGCGTATTTTCAAACCAACACTGACCACAATTCTAAATGGTCTTATCGAATGGAAAAAACTGCCGAAAATAAAAACTATGCCAATGACAACAGAAAATTCATTGACGCAGTATTGGCCGATAAAGTTCATGAAACATTCGCAACCAGTCCAATAATGGATAAACTTTTGATAAAGGATATTTGCTATCGTGGGCAAGGCTTCATAGGACAACACGGTAAAGAAACGAAAACTAGTTGGGATACACTTAGCTATACTCTTTTACAAGCACATAACGTGTATCAGCACATATCGGCTGTACAAGAGGCAAACAGAAAATATGATTCCGGTTCAATGCCGAATATGATTCATCATTCGCTTAATGGAGCCACCTTTAAGCAAGCAGTTGAAGAAATATTTTCTCAAAGAACCAAAGAGGATAGTTATAAGATTATTAAGCAATACGAATATCTATGGGAACAAATGCAAGCCGGAAGTCAAGGTTTTAGCGGAAAGAAAACTGTAAATGCTAGAACTCAATATGCTACTTTTGTCAAAGAAATCGTAGAACCTATCACAGAAGTAGTAGATACAAAGCAGCAAAAAATAAAGGTTAAAGAAGAAAAACCTCAGACCACACTTGATCAATTTATTTCTTTTAAATAACGAAAGGATAGTATATGTCTTACAAAAATAGGATAGCAAGTTTAACTGAATCACATAGGCTTTTGGATAAACAAATCATAGAGGCTCAAAAAAACCCAGACTTTGACAAAAACAAAATAACCGAAATGAAAAAACAAAAGTTAAAGTTAAAAGATGAAATTAGTAGACTAACTAAATTGCAGTGGGAATATGATCATGAACATGTGGGATTTGACGATTAATGAATACTATGACGCAAATTGACCGAGAAAAAGTAGAAAGAATTAAACAAGAATCTCGTAGGATGATTTGGGTAACTTTTCAAAAAGAAGGTATACACTGTTATCCTGCAGCCGCACTAGACCCAAAACTACAAGATGTTAGTTTTCTTTCGCACCCGCATAGACATATTTTTCACTTTAAAGTGTCTATAGATGTATTTCACAACGACCGTGATATTGAATTTATCCAATTTAAGCGTTGGTTAGAAGGTTTATATCAAGAAAAAAATGGTTTATTGTCACTTGACCATAAAAGTTGCGAAATGATTGCAGATGATTTATATTTACGAATTGCAGAGCGGTATCCTAATCGCAATGTAATAATTGACGTATCCGAAGATAATGAAAATGGATGCTCAATACATTATAACTTAACTAAACCTTATCAACAACTTAATATTTAAGGAAATAAAAATGGCAAAATATAACATTCAACCAAACCCACGTGTAACTCAAATTTTCAATGATTTGGAAAAATATAAAGAGTTTTGTGTTGACTATGGTTATAAATTTGATGAAGCACACTTGTATGATATGCGTCAATATGCATATCGCCAACACAGTAAGCAACTTGCAGGAAAACAACCAAAAGATCAATGGGCAGAAGATTACAAATCTATCTAATTGCTACATTGTATAAAAAATGAGAAAATTATATTACATGGGCCTTGAGCCCTACAAAGCAAGATATACATTACAGTTACAGGAGTGGAACGAGCGTGTATTCAAGAAACGTGGCATTGACTATGTAATAGTGCCCGGTGATACTCTAAGCAATGATAAAGCAATAGTAACTGGTCAAGTGTTAGATGCTCATGGTCGTAGTTATTATGGCATGAGTCAACTTATGAATCTTGTTAAGCTAATGAAAGCAGGGGAGGTAAATCATGCAGATGTTATATACTTTGAAGACATGTTTCAACCCGGTATCGAGAGCTTACCTTACATTATGGATCAAATCCCTAATCATATGCGTCCTCGCGTTGCCGTTCGTTGTCTTGCACAAACTATCGACCCGGACGATTTTGTTCATGTTTGGAATATGCAAAAGTGGATGGGCCATTATGAAAAGATGGTAGATTCATTTGCTGACATGATTCTAGCAAGCAATGAAGAAATGGTTGCGCACATGAAAATCGCAGGGTGGACAGCACCTATTTATAATGTGTCTGGTCTTGCATTTGGTAAAGAAGAAGTACGTGAAAGAATTGACGGTGAACTAAAACCCTTTACTGAACGTTCCTTTAGAGTAGGGTTTGCCGCTAGGTGGGATCAAGAAAAACAACCAGACTTTTATATGGATTTGATTGAAGAATACCATAGACTACAATCCATGCCTTATAATGATTGGCCCAAAGTAGAATTTGCTTTGTTTAGCGGGGGCAAATTAAAAACTAACAATACTGATTACATTGACCGTACAAAACGATTAGTAGAAGAAGGTAAACTTTTTATCTATGAAGATTTAGAAAAAAATGATTATTATCAGTTATTGAACGATACTAGGGTTCTGTTTAACTGTGCTTTACAAGACTGGGTTAGTAATACCGTAAGCGAAGCAGATACTTTGGGATGCAATGTCCTTTATCCAGCATATAGAAGTTTTCCTGAAACTTTTGCTAATGATCCTGATCGTCTTTATGTGCCTTGGTCGGTATCCGATGCACTAAACAAATTAATTCCGTTACTACAGCAACCTCACACTAACATGGGTAAAATTAGTGACTACACTGATAAAACCATAGATAGGATTTGTGATATAATTTTAGGTATGGGAGGAGAATATTCTCGCATGGATTATGATTATAGGAAATATACTCGTCAAGCAAAGTATTAATTCTTTTACACTGAAATAAAATTAAAGGTATAAAATGGAAGTAACTAATGCGGCTAATGTACTGATTAGCACACTACTGTTGTGTTTGTCAGCCGGAGTAGTAGGTGTTCTCATCTTATTCTTAAACAATATTTTTTCAAGATATTGGAAACCAATTAATTGGAGTTTACCTGACTTTTTCGGTGATAATCAAACCGTTGGTAAAAAAATAAATCAATCTACTAAAGATAAATAATTATGCAACACAACGGTTGCAAACTTCAAAACAAAACCATCATAAAGGAAGGTTATCAAAATGTCATTCAATAAACAAAAAGCAGATCCTGAACTAGGAAAACGTGTTCACGAATATCTAGTAAAAATGGGCGTAGAAACACCGACCATTCAAACTATGTTAGATCGTAAGGATAAAATCAACGAGATTGAAAAATCATTTAAGTATATTATGCAGGTTCTCGGGCTTGATCTAGACGATGACAGTCTAGCAGAAACTCCCAACCGCGTAGCAAAAATGTACGTAAACGAAATTTTTTACGGACTTGACTACGAAGCATTTCCGAAATGCACTACAGTAGAAAATAAAATGCATTACAATGAAATGGTATGTGAGCGTAACGTGAACGTACAAAGTAACTGCGAACATCATTTTATTACAATATCAGGTTTTGCTACGGTAGCATACGTACCTAAGCAAAAAGTTCTTGGGCTCAGTAAAATTAATCGAATTGTTGAATATTTTAGCAAACGACCACAAATACAAGAACGGCTAACCGAACAAATCTTCCATACGCTATGCTTCATTCTCGAAACCGAAGATGTTGCAGTCATGATTGATGCAAAGCATTACTGCGTTGCCGCTAGGGGGATTGAGGATACTGGTAGTTCGACGGTAACAGTTCGTTTAGGTGGTGGATTCAAAACTGACCCTGCTGCAAGGAATGAATTCTTGAGCATAGCTAGAATGGGAAAATAAATTGTATATAATTGCACTAATAATTGCAGTGCTATGTTTGTATTTTCTAGTATTTAAAATGTTAGATATGCCAGGTTGTACCGGTAATTGTAATCAAAGAAGAAGTGAATGTGATTGTCCATTAAAGAGAAATCGAGATGGTCTAAAATAGATCAAATGTAGTGAATGTGATAAATACTCATGGGGGTTATCATGAGCTTTATATACAAAACTACTAATAAAATTAACGGAAAAATTTATATAGGAAAGTCAAAAACAAACGATCCTAAATATTTAGGATCTGGAATGATACTTAAACAATCCATAGAAAAATACGGGACAGATGCGTTCATTAAAGAAATATTAGAAGAATGCTCGGAAAATATTGTAGATGAACGTGAAATATTTTGGATCAACAAATTAAGATCATTTGAACGAGATACTGGTTATAATATTGCTTTAGGTGGTGCAGGTGGAGATACTACCACTCATCATCCACAAAAAACAGAAATCGTTGAAAAAAGAAAACATGGGTTAGCTGAGTGGCACAAATCATTAACAAAAGCCGAGCGGTTGGAACACGCTAAAAAGATAAGCGAAGCAAAGAAGGGAAAAAGTAATGGGAGAGAGGGTTGTAATCATTCAGAAGAATCTATAACTAAAATAAAAGCTAACCAACCACCCAAAACAGACGAGTGGAAAAAATCACACACTGAGGCAATGGCAAAAAGAAGTGGGGTACCTCTTATTAAAAAATATAAAAAGGTTAGAGTAGATGGAATAGAATATGAAAGCGTAACACATGCTATCAAATGTTTGGGATTAAAACACGCAAAATATTTTCATGATATGCGTAAAAAAGGAAAAATTAAAGTAGAATACTTATGAATATTTTTAATAATGCAAAAACATTAAAAGTTGATGATAAAAAAATTGGCATTGTTTTTTCCGCGTTTGATTTACTTCATGCGGGTCATGTTGCAATGTTAGCCGAAGCTAAAAATCACTGCGATTATTTAATTGCCGGATTACAAACAGATCCGACTATCGACAGACCGGATACCAAAAACAAACCAGTGCAAAGTATCGTTGAACGACAGATCCAACTAGCAGCATGTAGATATGTTGATGAAGTAGTTGTGTATCAAACTGAACAAGATTTGGTAGATATACTTTTGACATTGCCCATCGATGTGCGTATACTAGGTGTTGAATATAGCGGTAAGGCATTCACCGGCGATGAGGCTTGTATAAAAAAAGGCATTGAATTAGTTTTTAACAGTCGTGATCATAGTTTCAGTTCAAGTAGTTTGCGGAAACGTGTAGCAGAAGCACAGTCAAACATCACACCAAAATGAATGAAGATAGCATCAACGAATATACAGAAAATATAAAAAAACTAGCTAGTATTTATGGTATGGGCATCTTCACTCAATTCATAATGGAAGAACGAGGATTCGATGTATCTAATCAGCAAATGCTAAATTTACAATTATTAGACCAACTAAGGCAGCAAGCAAAAATATTAGTTTCTAATTTAGATACAGGAGACAACGGCGGTCTATAGGCACTTCATCCCGCTTTACAAATTCTGCAGGCCTATGCTAAAATTTAACATAGGAGAATATTAATGGCAAAATATCTTAGCACAAAAACATACGGAAACGATAGGGGGCTTAGTTGCTGCTTTAGACAATGGCGCAGTACGCATAGTCATTGTTCATTACTTCATGGTTATTCAATTGGTATTAAATTGATTTTTGAATCCGACACATTGGATAGTCGTAATTGGGTTATGGACTTTGGTGGTCTAAAAGCGTTCAAAGAATGGAGTGAATGGCAATTTGATCATACCTTAGTAATTGCCAAGGATGATCCACATTTATCCTTGTTTAAGGACATGGCTAAACTAGGAAAACAAAGTGAAGGTGGTGTGTGTGATCTAAGGATTGTGGATGCTGTGGGCTGCGAAAAGTTTGCTGAGTTGGCCTATCGCACAATGAACGAAATACTTGCAGCCTATCAAGAAGGAAGGGGCTGGACTCACCCTGATGGCCGTGTTTTCGAAGCTCGTTACCCAGTAGGAAATACTGTGCGGTTACGATCAGCCGAAGTATTCGAACATTCAGGTAATTCAGCAGTATATGAAGGATAGCTTATGTTAAAATACAACGTACACGATATTGGCGGTGAAGTTGTTAAGGACAATGAAGTTTATTTGCTTAAAGATAACAAGACTCTAAACAATCTTATACTAAGCAGCACCAAACTTTATCGAGGACAGAGCACTCGAGGTCACAGGCACGCCGGACAAGAAGAGGTTTATTTCTTTGTGCAAGGGTACGGAGAAATGATTGTAGGAGAAGAAACAGACTCACCATTTCAAGTCAAGCCCGGTGATATTGTACTAATTCCCGACGGTGCATTTCATAGAGTAATCAACACCGGAGAAATGAATCTCGTATTCAACTGTGTATTTGACGGAAAGCGAAATCATTAAATGAGAAAAGTTCATTACATAGATGTAAGTAAAATGTCCGAAAAAGAATTGTGCAAAATTTTAAAAATCAAATATATTCCTTGGTATAAATCAACCCTCTTTTGGTCACTCTGTGTCGTATTTTGTTTACCATCAATTATGGTGTTGATTAACTTATTAGGGTAATTATGTGGAGATTATGGGCTAAAGCACTGGGCGAAAAATCAGGAACAACGGATAGTGAAGCAAATAAAATTGCTTGCATCCGTACCGCCATTGTGTTAGTATACATTGTAACAAACCTGTTTATTGTGGCAGGTATCATTCGACATTGGTAAATTATGAGCAAAATCAAAGTAGCAGAACTATTTTATAGTATTCAGGGCGAAGGCCGGTTTATGGGGGTTCCTAGTATCTTCCTTAGAACTTTTGGTTGCAATTTTTCTTGTAGGGGATTTGGCATGCCTCGTGGTGAACTAAGCACAGAAGCCAATGAGATTGCATACACTCATACAAAAATTAAGTCATTTCAAAAATATGAAGAACTTCCTTTAGTATCAACTGGCTGTGATAGTTATGCAAGCTGGCACCCTTCATTTAAGGATCTAAGCCCGTTGGTTGAATCAGATGCAATTGCAGATCGTATTACAAACATTCTTCCACACGGTAAATGGAAAGACGAGCATCTTGTTATTACTGGTGGTGAACCATTGCTAGGTTGGCAGCGCAGTTATCCAGACTTGCTGAATCATCCGAAAATGCAAAAGTTAAAAGAAATTACGTTCGAAACTAACGGTACTCAACCACTAAGCAAAGATTTTAAACATTATTTGCTTAACTGGACTTTAAATAACAAACCAGCTAAGCGAGGTAAAGATGCACTTACGTTTAGTGTTAGTCCAAAATTACCTGGTAGTGGGGAAAAGTGGGAAAACGCTATTTGCCCTAGCATTGTACGTGAGTATGAAGATGTTGGGTACACGTATTTGAAATTTGTTGTGTCAACAGAAGAAGATGTCCAAGATGCTTTGAAGGCTGTTGAGCAATATCGCAACGCCGGATTTAAAGGTCCTATTTATTTGATGCCGGTGGGAGGGGTTGAAAGTGTTTACATGCTGAATAATCGTCGCGTAGCAGAACTTGCAATGAAGCATGGATTGCGTTATAGTGATAGACTTCAGGTGCCCCTCTTTAAAAACGCATGGAATACGTAAAGTAGTATAAGATTATGTGTCCCAAACATTGTGTAAATACAATTACACAATATGAGGGGAACATGACTAATCCTATAAATAAAAAATCTAAAGAGCAGTTTATTAAAGAAATACCATCAGAACTAAAAATAGAAATAATAGGTGAGTACGTGAATACTGATACAAAAATAGAGTACAAATGTATTCACGGAACTCACTTCAATTTTCCCTGGCAAATAAAGAAAATGAAACATTGTTGTCGCACAGGTTATTACGAAAGTGGAAAAATGTGGGCAAGTACGATTGTTTCTGAAGATGAAAGATTAGAATGGTACAAAAAACAAAGACCCAATTTAATCTTTGATGATGCTAAATTAGTTGAAGGTAAACGAAATATATTTGATAATATCAAATGTAATAAGCACCCAGAAGTAGCTTTTATAGGTAGAGTAACGAAACAACACTGTACGCCGTGTCCAAAATGTAAAGTAATTGAGTTTAGAGAATTAATGGCCCTAAGAAAAGGAACGTTTCATGCCAAACACAAAATTACACCTATATCAAAAGCAGAGAAAAAGTGGTTAGACGAGTTAAATGTGCCCGAAAGGCAATATTGGGTGCCTGAAGTGGGATATAGAGTTGATGGATTTGATCCCACCACGAACACTGTATATCTTTATCATGGAAAATTTTGGCATGGATGTCCAGAAACATTTGATCCAGAAATGATGCATCCCGTAGTCAAACTTCCAATGAAGGATTTGTATGAGAAAACAATCATGTATGAAAATAAAATCAAAAACGCTGGATATAATTTAATAGTTAAGTGGGGGACATAATGGACGAAGATCCTATCGAAACTTGGGATCATAATGCATACTTTAATGATCGTGCTATATGGGAATGGAAGTTTGCATGGTTCCCAAATCGTTGTGAATTATCAGGCAAAAGTATTTGGTTAAAATATGCATATAGAGGTATTTGCAGAATAGGTGATTACATGGACCCGACCTATATTCGTTGGAGAACCAAAGAACAGCACATTTGGAAATTAATGGGACAATGAAAACATATAAGAAAAGAAT